CGCGAGCCTCCTGAATGGTATTACCGTCTCTGGGAATATTTAGAGATAGAGCAACCGCCCGAATCCGTTGCTGTCGCCATCCGGCAAGCCATGCAGATGTGGGTGGATGTGATGAATGAGGAATACGCGCAAGACGCAGCAATGGAAGGCGGAAATCAATGATGACCAACGAAGAAAAAGCTCGCGCCAAAGAGCAAGCCAAACGCTTCCTTCCCGCTCCATTGCCAGATCCGCCAACCACTCCGCCACCAGTCCAGAGGAAACGAATCAAGAAGATCCGGGATTTGCCAATGCAGGTTTACGTCAAAAGGGCAAAATCGATCAGGATGTATTCGGTTCAGCTTTGCAAAGGAGGCAAGGTCTTCACCGCTGGTGAATACGAAACCGTCGAGGATGCCTGCCGAGCCGCCCAAGAGTGGACCGACAAGCTCGAGAAATAAGCCTTGCGCGATTACGGGAACCTGCTTGAATGCGGGTATCCTGTATCAGGAAGCGGACTGCACCCCCGCGAATCAAGAACACATCCATGAATAATAATCGAGCCTTCAAAACGTTTCCTTCTTCCGTCAGTGTTCTGGTCGGGTGCAGGGAAGGGAGCGTTTTGAGGGCTTTTTATTGCCCAAAATTATGATCCACGAATCAATCAAAGATGAAGCTGAGGTAACGGAACTGGAGGCGTTCATGAACGCAGCAGGTAGCCCAGTAATAATTGTCCGTCACAAACCGGAGGAGCTAAGCAGCTACGAGGTTTTTGTTTTTGAATGCCCCGAGGACATTGACTGGTTGGTCAAACGCCTGCGGACCTTGGCATCTCAGTGGCGGTCCGCACAGGAAGAGGAAGCCAACAACGACGAGGAGGTGGATCAATGAGAATCCGCACCATCAAACCCGAGTTCTGGCTGCATGAAGGATTGTGCGCCTGCTCCGACTTCACCCGCCTTATGGCAATCGCCCTGCTCAACTGGGCAGACGATGCCGGTTACTTCATGGCCCATCCTTCCCTGCTCCGTGGAGGTCTGTTTCCATTCTTGGATGATTCCAAGAAGATTCCCGGAACGCTCCAAGACCTTTCCCGCGTGGGGTGGATTCAGCTTGGAACTGACAATCAGGGACGACCAGTGGGCAGAATCCTGAATTTCAGCAAACATCAGCGAGTGGACAAGCCTCAAGCCAGCAGGATCAAGGACTTATGCACATTCCAAGAAGATTCCAAGAATGATCTGGGAACGTTCCAAGAGCCTTCCCGACAGGAAGGGAATGGAAAAGGAAAGGAACAGGGAATAGGAAAGGAACAGGGAATGGATCGTGCAAAGGCTTCCTCGCCTGAGGAGGTCGAGGAGTTCGCTGTCTCCCTCGGATGCCCCGCCGGCCAAGGCGCCGCCGCTTTTTGGAAATGGGAGGGCAACGGGTGGACGAACGGCAAGGCACCGATCAAGGACTGGCGGGCAACAGTCCGGGCATGGAGGGCGCAGGGATATGCTCCATTCCTGACCGAGGCTCCGGCCAAGGCAGCACCAAAATCATTCGCGCAAATCGACCGAGAAGAGAAGGAAGCCGCCCGGTACGGGGCAGTCACAATCAAAGCAAAAGTACTAACCTTAGAAGGATAAAACCATGAACGAAATTCCAGACGTAATCGACCCACTTGAAATCACCCGGAAGCTGCAACGCGCAGTCGATGCCCATCAAAAGTTCAGGGATGCCCCGCAAATCGCCGGAAAGGCACCAAACAGCGAGGATATGGAGAAAGTAGGGTATCCACTGCGGGCACTGCTCTGCGTGCCTAAAATGGAGGGCATTGGACTGCAATGGGCTGAGAAGCTTTTACCACTCGCCATGGGTGATGGTCTGATCATCCTCGCGGGCAACCCCGGCACCGGAAAAACGGTGATCGCCACATGGCTGGGACTCCGGCGGATATTTGCCGGGAAAAGCCCAGGCAAGTTTCTGACTGCTTACGAACTTTTTGGCCGCATGAAACAGTGCTGGGGCAAGAACGAGGACAGCGAGACAGTGCTGGCATCGTGGAAGAAGACGCCCTTCCTCGTGATCGATGAGGCTCAGACCCGCGCCGGGACCGAGTGGGAAAACAATGTCCTCGACGAGTTGATCAACGCCCGGTACGCGAAGATGCTGCCAACGATCCTGATCGCCAACATCACGATGGAGACCGCTCAGAAATCCCTCGGGCCGCGCATCATGGACCGGGCCAACGAGTGTGGAGGGATCGTCGACTGCAACTGGAAGAGCTACCGCCAGTGAACACGCTGACCGCCAACGCCGACAAAACGATCCAAGCCGCGCACGCAGCCGGGATGACTGACGCTGCCCTGCTCCGATTGATCGCCCAGATCATCGTCCGGCTGGAGAAGCGGACCACCTGCACCCGGTGGGAGATGGTCGAGTTGGTGCGGCGGATGTTGGATTATTGAAACCAAAACCAAATCAAAAACATGAACGATCACCGATACATAACCGATCTGGAAAACAAGCAATGCACTCGTTGCCATTGGCAGACGGAATTAGAGCCGGGAAGCGTGCGGTGCCTAAAGTGCAACACAAAACTAAGGGCGCTTGCTAAATTAATCAACGCGAGAAATCCAAAGAAAGGCAGGATTACGATTGCATCACAATACAAAGCCTAAGCGCCTGCTGGATCACTAAATGGGCACGATAAAAATAATTGAAGAAATGTCTTAAATGTAGTTGACGGGATCGGAATGGCGTGTACTCTGGTCACGGGAATCAACCCAACCAAACAAGCCAAACCAAATGACCATCAAACTGACCAAGCAAATCGCAGGAGCAAGCGTCTCCATCCTCACCATTATCCTAGACTTCACTGCTCAGACATTCACCGACCTGAGCGTTAATCCAAGCGCAGCAGCAAGCCGTGTTGGCAACTGGGAGCTTGAGGGCAGAAGACTGAGCCTGCTTCGGCAAGGATGGGAAGAGACAGTTCTCTCTGACGAAGAAGCTGAGATCGAAGACATTTTCAACAAGTTCGCCGCCTAATTTAACCCCGCTGGGTTCAATCCCCGGCAACTCCCAACCAACCAACCAATACTATGAGCAATCCAATCACCACCCACTCCCGCCACAACCACAGCATCACCGAGTACTTCTCCAAGAAGAACGACGACGGCAAAGCAGTCTACTCCTTCTCCCGCGACTTTGCGGACACCTGGGACCAAGAGACCGAGGACGAAAACGAAGCCAAGAGCAGTGACCCTTGGCTCCGCATCGAAGAACTGGAAGCTAAGCTGGAGGCTTTACAGGAAGAACTCAATGACTCCCAATGGGCGCAGGATGTTCGCTCCAACCCAGTTTCCATTTTTCCTTAATCCACTTGCCGGGGTTCGATCCCCCGGCAACCAACCACCAACCACCACCATGAACGCACCCACAGGAATCGAAGCTGAAGTTATCAAGGACATTGTAGACAGGCAACGCCTTGGCATTGCAAAGTACGGCTGCACCGTTGCTGAGTCATTGGACGATATGTGCCAGCATGCATACGAAGAGGCATTGGACTTGGCGATCTACCTCAAGGCCGAACTCATTCGCCGGGCCAGCGATCCAAGCTACAAGCATTACACCCACCACCAAGCAAAACCATGAATAAACAAAACGCACACTTCTACCTGCCGCTTATCCAAGCCCTCGCTGAGGGCAAAACGATTGAGTTTCAAACCACTGGGGACGATGAAAAATGGGTAGAAATGATTAATGTGTCGTTTGGGCCATCTCCCCACAAATACCGCGTCAAGCCCGAGCCAGTAATGGTGCCGCTGGGGCCGGAGGATGTGCCGCCGGGAAGCGCAATACGCGGCAATGCCCAGCATTGGTTCATGGTAACGGACATGGAGAATTATGGGGTCAAAGTCTCTGGGAGAGACAGCCTTATGGACTGGGCTGAGTTACAGGGGTATTGGGAAATCAAACGCCCCGGCGAGGACTGGATGCCTTGTCACAAGCCAGCTTGAACCAAACACCAAAACCATGACTGAACTATTCGACATCGAAGAATCCAAATCACCCCGCCTTCGCTGGCTGGAAAAACACAAGATTGCAACGCTACGAGGGAAGCCCGACTCATGGGCGGCATGGGTGATTGCCAAACCAACCAAGGCCGACCAGATCATTGGCTACGGAAAGTCTGAAGATGAAGCCGTAGTTTCCCTTGCCGTTAAGCTTGGCATCCGCTTGTGGAACGAAGAAATCTAATCAACCAAACAAACAACATGGACGCAAACGACATCAAACGATACGAGACCACCATCAAACGCAAACCCGGTAGGCCCGCAGGCTCCGGCAGTGACCGCAAGGTCACCACCCGCAGCATCTGCCTACCCATCGTAGACTGGGACCGTCTAGACGCTGAGAGGGGCAGTCTAAGCCGGGGGGAATGGGTACTCAGCAAGCTGGGCAATATCCCCTATTGATTTCCCGGATATTGC